GACGAAATGGATTTGAAGTTGAAACCAGCCACAAGTTTTTTAAGAAAGAATATTTGTGGACTCATATGATGTCGCTACCAGCATATATGAAATTGACTGAGGGTGAACTTTGGGATGGTAAATATTTGCAGCCAATCCGAAAAGAAAAAAATAAACTTCAAGATAACAAATTTAAAATTGGAATTAAGTGTAATGGTAATCCATATTTTGACCAGGACATTTATCGTAAAATACCCATAGAAAAAATTTTAAATATACTACCTGAAAATGTGTCAGTTTACTTTTTTGATAAAGAAAATACGCATCCAAGATGTATAAATTTAATTGATAAGTTAGATACCTGGGAGGATACTCTTGATTACATTGACCAAATGGATATTATTGTCAGTTCTTGTACTAGTTTGGTTCATGCTGCTGGTGCCGTGGGGAAAAGGACGATAGTAATAACTCCTATCTCAGAATATTATACTTGGACATCTACTAGAACAGATGAGTCTACTCCATGGTATGGTGATAATTTTTCAGTAGTTAGACAAACAAAAGTTAGAGATTGGGAAGAGCCTTTAAATCGCGCTAAAGAACTTATTGAAATTGAAATGGATAAAAAATATGTTTGATATTTTGGTTATTTTGCAAACACATTCTAAATCTAATGCATCACAAAATGAAAGGTATGTTAAATATCCTAAAAGTGAGATAAGCAAAAGATGTTTTCTTTCGTTAGTCAATACAATTAATTACTGTAAATCAAAAGAGCCAGGAATTAATTATAAACTAATTGTTCTTGATGATAATTCTGATGAGGATTTTCTAGCGATAATTAAACAAACTGCAGATTATCAAAATTTTAATATAGAGTTAAAGTCTACATCAAAACGTGGAATTATGTCTAGCATTGGAGAGATGTATAGTATTGGTAAAGATCGAGGAAAAGATTTAGTTTATTTTGCCCAAGACGATTATTTACATTATGAAACTGCTTTATGGGAAATGGTAGATTCGTATTTTAAATTTAAAGACCTATCTGGTATGGAAGTTTGTATTTACCCATTTGATGATCCCTTCAGATATAAGTTAGGATATTTTTCTAGAGTTGTATTGGGCGCTAAACGGCATTGGAGAAATGCTTATCATACGGCTTCATGTTTTATGATGAATCATAAAACTATAATTGATAATTGGGATTTGTTTGGCGAATTTGAAAACTTACCTTATGACAAATATTGTGAAGATAGAACTATAAATCGTTTGTTTAATCAAATGGAAGGTTTTCCTAAGAGAGAAATTAAACACTTATTATTTACACCAATACCAAGTTTAGCATTTCATCTACAAGATGATTCTACCAAAGACCCATATCTTGATTGGCAAAATTTATGGGAAAAATTTGAGAATACTAAAGTTCAGGAATTTAATGATGAACTTTTAATTAGAATCATTAAGCCATTGGGATAAACTTTTGCATGTATGTTGGAATACTTGTTTTGCTTTTGTGGATGTTTGGTATTTACCTTCTAGGTGTTTTGGGAAAGGAATGACCTCAATTTTTCCACCATATTTTCTTTGAACTAACTTAGCCACTGTTTTAAATGATATAGGATTACCAGTTCCAACATCATATATTCCAGAACCTAATTTGTTATTCAACATAATTTGAATTACATCTTCTACGCAAATAAAGTCTCGATAATAAAATTCAGACTCTTCAAAGATTGATATTTTACCAGTTTCTTGAGCATCTTTTCTAAACTTGGTTACTGGGCTGGCTTGGTTATTCTTATGTTCTTCCCCGTTACCATAAACGTTGAAGAAACGTAATCCTTGGATATACTTAAAGCGACTTAGATTATCCTGAACCCATAAATCTATGGTAGCCTTAGACATAGAATAATAATTTAATGGATTTATGGAACCTTGAGTGTTACCATAAACGGAAGCGGAAGAGGCATAACGAATTGGTATTTGGTGTTCTATCGCCTTTTCAAACAGCCTTAAAGTGAATTCAATATTATACTTGTATATTTTTTCAACATCTGTGTAGGTAGTATCGGTAATTGCGCCTAGATGATATATGAACTTTACGTTAGACCAATCTTTAAAGTCGTTTAAAAAATCAAAGCAGTCGTCTTGCTCTACGCCGAAGATATCATTTACATTATCGCAAACGTGCGAGCCAATAAAACCTCTATATCCAGTTACAATATTCATAGTGGGAAAAAAGCCTTGTCGTTAATAGCCTTATCATCTACCCAAACGTCATACATCGGTTTGCCCATTCTTAGTTCGTGATATTTGCAGCCCCAAGAATCTAATTGAGTTTTAGTTAATTCACTCCAATCTAATCCTGTAGTCGCGCCTCTTGCCGTCCAATAAATTATAGTATGACCTTCATCATACAACCTATTTACATATTCGATTCTTGTTGGGTACGGGTAAGAATTTTTGTATATACTATTACTACTATTACAAATAGTACCATCAATATCTATCATGTAAATCATTTTTGAGAATCTCCAGGCATAACTCTATAGTTATCTTCGACCATGTCCTGCGTTGAAACTTCAATTATAGAGCCAGCCTTAAAACAAATTAATTTGTGTGGAAATAGCGGTTCATTTTCCCAAACGTCTCCAGGAAATAAACCTTGCGCTTCCCACTTCGCATTAGTCGTATTAATCCACTGAACTTCAAACTCACCATCTATGATGTACCAAGTTTCATGTTTCTTAGCGTGAAAGTGCATAGAAAATTTTTTGCCTTCTTCAAACCGAAGAATTTTTCCACAGTAAAGATCATTGCTTGCCCAAATCTCTTCTCGACCCCAACCTTTTTCTACGAACTCGCTACGCTTTAATAACATCGCTCAATATTCCTGTCGTTGAATATCCATTCATATAGGGTATGATTATAACTCTCGCCAAATCATTTCCTACAACTTCATTTATTTTATAGTCGCCACCTTTAGTAATTATATCTGGTTTTATTTGTTTAATCAAATTATATGGTGTATCTTCGTCAAAAATTATTACCTCATCTACAAATTTTAAACATTCAAGAGTTCTTTTTCTATTTTCCTGATTTATAATCGGTCGAGTTTCACCCTTCAATTTTTTAATACTTTCGTCAGAATTTAATCCAACTATTAGGTAATCTCCATAAGATTTAGATTGTTCAAGAAGTTCTATATGACCTCGATGTAAAATATCAAAACATCCATTTGTAAAAATGACCTTTTTAATTAAATCTGAAGGTTTTAAATTGTATGTTCCTAAATGCTGTACTGAAATGCCTGCTCCGATATTTGCAATTTTTATTGCATCTGGTACAGTCATGTCTTTTGCTAAACAATAAACGAATGCGGCTAGAAAAGAATCTCCAGCGCCAGTTACGTCTGCAACTTGATTTGTAATTGCAGGTATTTCATAATAGTTACCTTCATAATAATATACGAAACCGCTACTGCCCATAGTTACGATTACAAGTTTATGGTCATTACTTGCTGAAAATTTGCTAAGGTTTTCTTTAGTAACTGGTCCGTAAAATTGCTCAAATTCTTTTTGGTTAGGTTTTATACACCAAGCACCTCGGTAAACTTTAAAATTTTGTTTAGGGTCTACGATAACTTTACACCCTTTTTGATTTAAAAATTTAATTACAGAAGATATTTCTTTGAGAAAACCTTTATTGTAATCGCTAAAAACTGCGTAATCTATTCCAGATAAATTAAAATTCTCAAAACTTTCTGGGGTTAAGTATCCTTCAGAAATTACATCATTGTCGTATCTAAATATAATTCTATTATCTACGACTACTCTAGTTTTTGTAGAGATATTAGTTTCGTTCGGATATACGAATATTGGTTCGATACCTAAAGAGGTTAAGTTATTTAAAACGTTACCCGCGCCGCCGAGTTTTTCTTCAGTTGAAGTTTGAGTAACTAAAGGAAATGGTCCTTCTGGATTTATTCTGTCAGACTTTCCGTAGATAAAAATGTCTTGGATCAAGTCGCCAGCAAGTAATATATTTTTCATAATTTTTCACCTAAATAGGATAGACAGGTATATAGGGGTATTTAATGGCGTTAAAGCGCGGTTTTCATTTAGCGAATAACAGAGTTGTCATCGGCGATGGTCCTGGCGACGGTATTAATTTATATGCAAACGTTAGCATTGACGCACGTTGGGCTAATGATGCGTTTTGTTTGCCTATTGGAACAACCGCAGAAAGACCTTCCCCCGAACTTGGATTTATTCGTTACAACATAACTTCAAATACGTTTGAAGGTCGTACCAACACAGCCTGGATTACATTTGGTTCTGGTGGAGGCGGTGGCGGTATTACAGATTTTCCTGTTTCAAGAAACGGAACCTCAACCGTAACCGCAACTGGAATTAATTTTGTAAACACTGCTACTGTTACTGTTAAAGTTTCTTCTGGGATTAACGGCAATGCAAACGTTGAATTAACTTCCGTAGGTGACGCAACTTCCTGGCAATATAGAACAAACAATTTTACTGCATCAGCAAACTCACAGTATATTGTTGATGTTGATGCAAATTCTTCGCCAATTACAATTACATTACCAGCATTACCCAATAATCTTTCGTCTATTGGAAAATATGTAATATTTACAGCCGCAGATTGTAGAGATCCCAATTTTGTAACCGTTCAAGATACAGTAAATTCTACTAGCTGGATTTTTGACCATGGTATCGATGGTGCAAAATTTTTCCACAATGGAACACAATGGACTAAGTTGCAAGATGGTTACATGAGGCAAACAATGCCGATTAGTGACTACGATCAAATTATAGTCACGGATAACTATAATGGTCTTGAGGTTATTGCAAGACCAGTTACAATATCTTCAAGCGGTCAAGTTACAATACCATTACCTACAAATGACGGAACTGCTTTAGAAGTTCACGGTTCAGCAGTCGAGCCAGCTGTGATAGTTTATGGTTTAGCTGGAGCACCAGCAATTCGATCCGATGGTGGCGCATACACAACCCCAGTTTCAGCATCTCTTGTAGGTAATACATTAGATATTGATTGTTCATTATCAAATGTATTTTATGTAACAGTTTCGGCAAATATAACTACGTTAAATTTAAATAATCCTTATCTCGGTCAAACAATTAATATATTATTTACCCAAGAAAGTGCTACTGTAACTTGGCCTGCAGATTTTAGATGGGCATTTTTTGCAACAACTGGGACTCCAAATTTAACTGAGCAGTCATCCGATATGCTCGTAGCAACATATTTAGATAATGGAAGTGGCGCAAAATGGTATTGTTCGTTACTAACTGGTTTCAGTGCATAAAGGTATTTTTATGACTTTTATGGTTAGAGCCAATCATACAATTGTTTCTTCTTTTCCAACTACGGATAGAGCTGCTTATTTACCAACATTTACTTCGGCAGAATTAGTAGATACTGGCCCAGGACCATATGTAGAATTATTATTCAATACTGACGGAACTTGGGAATGTTATGGAAGTAATCCATCTTTATTATCACCTCAATCGGGGACATGGTTAACTGGAACTGGAACTAGTTCGGACTATTATATTCGTGTTAATTTTACTGATTACTCGCAAGCGGCTGGTACTTTAAGTGGGAGTTCTACCGATACCTGGATTTCCCTCGCTTCCGCTCAATCTTGGAGAGTTACTCAAACTTTGTCTCACGATCCCGCATTAAAATACGGTGGTTATTTTACGGTTTATATAAATTATGTTACATCTTTCACACCTCCAGTTTTAGCGAGCGGAACTTTTGTAATGTTTACTTCTAAAGTCCCACAATTTCGTAATGGTTAATTTAATTTCACCTAAATATAGTAAACCTCCATTTTAGGAATACACAATGGCAACACCAAATAGCCGTTCTACTTTAAAACAATACTGTTTAAGAAAGCTGGGATTCCCTGTAATTGAACTAAATCTGGACGATGATCAGATTGAAGATCGTATGGATGAGGCTCTAAGCCTCTATCGCCAGTTTCACTTTGATGCAGTAGAAAGAACATATATCAAACATCTAGTTACCGCTGGTGACGTTGCGAATACCTACGTTTCAGTTTCTGATAATGTAATCGGAATCAATAGAATTTTTAGCCTTTCGGCGACTCAGGTTGGTGCGGGCGGCTCATTAAATTTTAATATGTTCGATTTAACTTATCAGTTAAGATTAAACGAACTTTATGACTTTACTTCAGCCGATTATGTTTACTTCTCATTGGCTAATCAGCACTTGAGAACAATGGAGATGTTGTTTATCGGTGAAGTTCCTATTCGCTTTAATCGTCATGGCTCAAAGTTATACATTGACTCTCCATGGAATCGTAAACTTGTAGAAGGTATTTACTTCATTGCTGAAGCCTACGTTTACTTGGGTGAAGACAACACTAAAATTTGGAATGACCTCTGGCTTAAAAGATATACTACTTGCTTAATTAAAGAGCAATGGGGAACTAACCTTAAAAAGTTTGCTGGAGTTCAGCTTCCTGGTGGTATCGTTTTAAACGGTCAACAAATATTTGACGAGGCTATTAAAGAAAAAACAGAACTAGAAGCCGAGCTAAGAGATATGTACGAAGAACCAGCTCAATTTTTGGTCGGTTAATAAATGCCTACAAACGTCTACTTTAACAACTACGCTGCAAAAGGTGAACAGCGTTTATATGAAGATCTAATAAATGAAACCATCAAGCAATGGGGCATAGATTCATATTACTTACCAAGAACGTCCGAGTCTTCAGTAGACTTAATTTTTGGTGATGATCCGACTAAAAAATATGATGAGTCATATCCAGTAGAAGTATACGTTAAAAATGTTGACGATTTTGGTGGTCAAGAATTATTCAGTAAGTTTGGTTTAGAGATTCAACACCAAATTAGTTTTATAATGACTACAAGAGCATTTGCTGCTCGAGTCCCTTCAGTATATGAAAGACCGCGCGAAGGCGACTTACTTTGGTTAACTAATTTTCAAGCATTATTTGAAATTAAAAATGTTAACCAACAACATTTTTTCTATGCCTTCGGTAATAGTAATTTTTATGGATTTGAATTAGTTTGCGAAAGATTCCGTTACAGTGATGAACTATTTGATAGTGGCGTAATTGAAATCGGTGATGCGCTAGATGATAGAGCATTCGCATATAACTATATTATGAACAATGATGCAACTAACGCATCTATGTCGTATAGGGCAACCGAAAAAGTTTATCAGGGTTCAAATGTTGCTACAGCATCTGCAACTGCAACAG